AACCAGTCTACGATTTCATCCGCTCCAGAGAACCCCGTTTTGTGATTAGATGGGTCGGGATCTCCTAAACCCATCTTATTCATAAAATCATCAATGCTGCCCTCTTCAATACCTTTAGATTGGCGTCGTGCTTTGTTCAACCAATCTCTGGCAGTGGTGTGTGCCTTTGCTAGTTTCTCTGCCCAAATCATATCAGGCAGTTCTACTATCTCATTATTCGCAATTTTCTTGCAAATACCTTCCAATCTTAACCTATACTGAGTAGAGAGCATATGTAGTCATCTCCTTACGAAGGTATTTATTGGTCTTATTATAGTGGATATAATTAAGGTGTGCAAGAACCTGTTCTGTTATCATGACAAAAATCTATACGGATCCTAATTTTGATATTAAGGATTTCATATATTATGTCACTGACGATACGGAAAAGTATCATTACACAATTTTTCATGCTTCATTTTTCTTGTGTTTAATTCCAAGAAACATAAAAGAAGAAATATTGAGTAAATTCATTCGTGAAAATAAAACTACATTTGGTTCAATATTAAATGTTCATCAGGAATTTTGCAAATCAATTGAAGAATGTGATTATGTTTTATTACCTCCTACTCCACTTGGTGTTACTAGAACCAAATCATTACTTCAATGGAAACCATTAATACAAGAAGCAAAAAAATATGGGAAGAAGGTTATAATGATGTTAGGTCATGATTCAGAATCGCCATTCCCAATATCAAAAGAATTAGGAATTGTTTTTAGATGTAGTGGTCTTTTATCTGAGTCTGAAGATAATATTAAAGGATTGCCAACGACAAATACCGATGTATTTCGTGGAAAATACTTACCAAAGAAATTAACTATTGGATTTTGTGGTCAAATTAGTCATTCCAAGAGAAAACTTTTAGTTGAAACTTTTATGGAGCAGTTTCCGGAAGAATGTGATTTTTCCATACGTTTAGTATATCGTGGAAATGACATACTTGAAAACAGAAAAGAATTCTTTAAAAATTTACATAACAACCTATATGGTTTGTGTGTTAGAGGTAATGGAAATTTTTCTTTTAGATTAGGTGAACTTTTAATGATGGGTAGAATTCCCATCCTTCTTGATACAGATTGCATATTGCCATTTAGAGAAAGTATTCCATATGAAACCAACTGCATTTTGATTACAGAGGACGATATTCCGCACGTCAGAGAAATCGTCACGGACTTTCATGAACGTCACAGTGAAGAGGATCTCATAAGAATCCAAAAAGAAAACCGATCTTTGTGGGAAAAGTACTTTACTCCAGAGGGAATCTTCAATCACATAATTAGAATGTTATAAATAAATGTACGATAACAAGTATTATATCGAGGTAGCATTAAATGGCTGTTCTTGGATCAACCTCATTAACTGGATGTAACTCTATCCCTGCATTCATTGCCGCCGGGACAGTTGCAATCTTCAGACAATCTTCCGCTCCTTCCAGTTGGTCGAAAGATACATCAAATAATAACAATAGATGCCTAAGATGCGTTACTGGAACTGCTAGTAGTGGTGGTAACGTGGCATTTACAACTGCGTTTGCAAATAAACCAGTTTCTGGAAACGTTTCTACGAACGTCTCAACGAACATTAGTGTTTCTGTTGGTAACCACACTCTATCAAATGGTCAACTTCCTCTACACAGTCACCCCAACGGTGCTACGGGTAACCAGAGTGTTCAGGCAACTGAAAGTTACGACGTTGCTACCAATAAAACATCTTCAGCAAACACTGGTAACGTAGGTAGTAACCAAGGACACAACCACCCAGGCAGTGGTAACGCAAGTTCCAACGCTAGTTCCAACTTCTCTGGTAACAGCATTGACTTGAGAGTACAATATGTTGATGTTATTCAGTGCACTAAAAACTGATTGACAATCGATTATTTTTATTGTATATTGACTTGGAGTGAAAAAGTATCATGCCATTTGGGAAAAAGATTGAAGTAGGTCATTATTGTCCATTATTGAAAAAAGAGTGTATTGAACACAAATGTGCTTGGTATACCCATATCAGAGGTTCAAATCCAAATACAGGTGAAGATCTTGATAATTGGGCTTGTTCCGTTGCTTGGACACCACTATTATTAGTAGAAACGGCACAAAAGTCACACCAAACAGGTGCGGCAGTTGAATCATTCAGAAATGAAGTTGTAAGAACCAATGAGGAAAATAAACAACTATATATTGAAGAGATTCAAAAAAACTTTGGTGTGATCCCAACAACGGTGACACCACTTAACAACTTTCTAACAGGATCAGACATCGAGGAGGATCAAGACTAATGGCTATCACACGTTTATCAATTGTTGTTAATGACACAGTGAATAACACTGGTACAATCATCATTAATGATGTAGGACATGAGCACTGTGATCTTTCATTTTTAGGTACATATCCATGCAGTGAATGCGAAATGGATGTACAGGCAAGGGCAGTTCAGTGGGATTCATCAGTTCCAAAATGTGAAATTGAATTGGTTACCACTGGAATGAATATTGAGTCCGAAACTTTAGATGCTACTCTAGCGGCTGCCGCACAAGCGTCATTAGATGCTCGCGTAGCAGCAATCGCAGCAGAAGAAGCAGCAGCATTAGCAGCAGCGGCAGCAGAAGATGAAAGATACTTCGACGCGCTATTGGACGACTTAGATAACGCATAATATTAAACGGATAATAATTCTACACTAATTTTTGACATGAATGATAAATTAACCTGCAACAAGTATCTTGTTGTACGAAATTTTATTCCAGAAAATAGAGCACTGGACTTGGGCGTTGAGTTTGGTGATCACTGTAGAAATGAAAATGTTCCAGGTGATACCCAAGCACCCAATTCAAGTAGTGTATACAATTACATCTCTTTCCTAGAACTTTTATGTGAAAAGACTCCAGAGATAAGTAAAATTGTAGGTGAGACCGTCTTACCAACGTATACTTATGCTAGGGTTTATAGAACTGATGATGAATTGTTACGACATAAGGATAGACCTTCGTGTGAACTGTCACTGACAGTAAATCTTGGTGGAAGTGACCCATGGGACATTTGGGTAGAGTCCGAAGGAAAGGAAATTCCAATTACTCTAAACCCTGGAGATGCTGTAGTTTACCTTGGTGCAGAGATTGAGCACTGGAGGGAAAAATTCCATGGAGATCACTACTATCAAGTATTTTTGCATTATGTGCTAAGTCGTGGACAGTATGCACAACATTGTTTTGATCGTAAGCAGGGAGAGGAAATCTCCTATTATTCTGAAAAATATAACGTGGATTTTCCATCAAGAGAAATCGTTTTTCCATCAAAAGAAAAATCCTCAGTAGTTGTTGAATCTACCGACGATGCTCCATTAGAAACCACTGATGAATCACCCTTGGTAGTTACTGATGATGATGTAATAGAAACCACAGATGAATCACCTTTAGTGGTTGGTGATGGTGATGTGATAGAAACCACAGATGAATCTCCCTTGGTGGTTGGTGATGATACTCCAACAGAAATTGTTGATGCACCCACAAAGGACTCCTTTGTAGTTACTAACTTAACGCAGCGTAGAGATAAACCATCAAATAAGTTAGAGGATTATATTCACATTTTCGAGAATGTTCTATCAGATGATCTGTGTGACCAGATTGTCAGCACTTTTAATGACGATTCTCTATTAGGACCCTCTGTGATTAGAGATAACACTATCAACGATCATAGAACTTGCACTTCGTGCCAAATCAGTGTTCCAAACGAAAATATCCCAGAAGATAAGAGACTATATCTTGATGGTGAATTGTTAAAATCTATCAATGAAGTAACAAGGATGTATATGGAGATTCATCCATGGGTACACGTTGAAACGGATACTGGATATACATTCTTGAAGTATGCAGAAGGGCAACATTATACACAACATACAGATTCATTCAAGGATGAGCAAAGATCAATCTCTTGCTCATTCTTACTAAATGATGATTTTAAGGGAGGTCAATTCTGTTTATTTGACAGAGATATTAAGTTGACACCTAAAAAGGGATCTGTTATTATGTTCCCCTCAAGTTTCATGTATCCACATGAAATTTTACCAGTTACGGAAAATGCTAGGTATTCAATTATTACTTGGTTAGTATAACTATGCACCACCACTTACATACCACAAAAACACAGAAAAAAGATCGAACTCTAGTAATTCTTTTTGGTGAATTTAGAGGAAACGATGCTTCTTGGCAAAATATGGTTGATAACTTAATCGAACCATATAACGCTGATCTTGCATTATGTACTGGGCAAAAAGGTAACACTTTGCCACCATTCAATGTACTTACTAAAATTGCTAAGTATGATTGGACATTTGAAGAACCAAAACAGTGGCATGATTATGTTGAAAATTTTTTCGATGAAGGTGATGTTAAGTGGTGGAAAGATAATTGTAGATATGGTGTAAAAGGTGGTGGTTCAACAAGAGGAATTATACCAATAATTTTTAAACATTATATCTACCACAATTATCTGCATATCATAAATGAATATGATAGAATTATTCTAACGAGAACAGATATGTATTTCGTTAGAAAGTACCCAACACTATCTAATGATCATGTCTGGATTCCAAATGGAGAAGATCATGGTGGGATATATGAAAGACTTACAATATTTCCATCAAAATATGCAAAAGAGTGCATGACATTATTAGACTTCATGAATACAGAAAGTATGAATATAGTCATGAAGCGTATGTATAAAAATAATAATAAATCAATATCTTACATAAGGAATAGTTTTCCAGTTGAAATCGGTCAATTTAATTCTGAAATTTATCATAAAATCTTCTATGAATGGAGTGGAATATTCTATAAAGTAAGAAGATCTCCACTTTTAAATTTCTTAGTTGCTGTCAAAGGAGATACAACAAAGTCTGGATCAATTGGAAATTTAGAGTTTAAACATGATCTTCTCATAAGATACAGAAATGAATATGTAGATGCAGTGAGAACTAAAGCATTGTTTGGTGAATCTATAGATGATCATATTGAATAAACTTACATATTCGACCGATGATTATGACTTTCGATCTATCATATGTGACTACTTAAATTTAAGTCAATTAGACAATATTTTTGTTGATCAAAAGATAACAAAAGAAAATAATCAATCAACAGAATATCATAAGAGATTCTACAATTCATTAGACAATGATAATAGACTAAAATCTCTATACGATGATTTCATATCAAACGTAATAAAGAACTTATTTGACGAAGAGATTATATATCAAGTAACTCCAACATTTAGATTACAAGCAATAGACAATGTGTCTGTGTTTGCCTTCCATAAGGATACAGAGTATGGACATAGTGATAAGACAATCAATTTCTTTCTTCCAATAACCAAGTGCTACGATACAAATGCACTATGGGTTGAGTCTGGATCATCGTTTGAACCTATGGAGTGCGATTACGGTGATCTGATTACATTTGATGCTGCCAATCTCCTACATGGAAATAAAGTAAACAAAACAGGAAAGTCAAGAATATCTCTTGATTTTAGAGTCATGAAGATGGTAGACTACTGTGAGACTTCCAAACAAACTTTATCAAAAAATAGAAGATTAATTCTTGGAGATTATTATACAAAATGAAAGTTTTAGTTCTTGGTTCTGCTGGTCAAGTTGGAGCACCATTAGTAAAGCATTTGAAGAGCAATGGACATACAGTTTATGAAATGGACATTGTAAATGATCCACATTGGCAGGATCTAACGATAAAAAATAATGTCTATTTGTTAGAGAAGGTTATTCAATGTGACTTTATTTTCTTTCTAGCATACGATGTTGGCGGGTCACAATATCTAAGAGAATATCAACACTCATATGATTTCATTCATAACAATAGTGTAATGATGTCAGAAGTATTTCATACAATAAAGTGTATGAACAAAAAGTTCGTATTTGCTTCATCTCAAATGAGCAATATGAACTTCTCTCCTTACGGAGTTTTGAAAAGGATTGGGGAATATTATACACAATCGTTAAATGGTCTATTTGTTCACTTTTGGAATGTTTATGGGATCGAAAGAGATCCAGAAAAATATCATGTGATCAATGACTTTATAAAAAAGGGATTTGATACTGGTAAAATCGAAATGCACACTGATGGGCAGGAAGAAAGAGACTTCTTATATGCTGAAGACTGTTGTAAAGCGTTAGAATCAATTATGATTAACTATGATCATATTGATAGAAATGAAAAACTGCATGTTACCACGGGTGAATTTACGAAGATTATTGACATTGCAAAAATTATACAATCTAAGTTTGAATCAATTGGAAAGAGTGTTGATGTAGTGCCATCAACAGATAAAGATTCTGTTCAACCAGGAATTAAAAATGTAGCGTCTACATATATTAGAAAATGGTGGAAACCAGAAACTTCTATTGAAGTGGGTATCTCAAATATATTTGATCAATTATGAATCTTAAAGATAAAACAAAGGGATTGCCAAAAATTTATCTGATGAATCTCCAAGAGAGACCAGATAGGTTAGAATATATGGAGACCCAATTTGAAAAGCATAAGATTAAAGATTATGAAATTTTCAATACTTCAACACTTACTCCATACAACTTTGATGAGTGGAAATCAAAGTTAATTTATGATTTTGATGCAGATGTTAATCCATTCTTCATTAAAATCTATATGGGTATATTTTTATCCTATTTTGAAATTATAGAAAAATGGTTGTCCGAAACAAATGATCCATATATGATCTTAATGGAGGATGACTACAATCTAAGTATGACAGAACACTGGCATTTTGATTGGGAATATTTAATGAATAATATTCCATATGATTGGGATTTAATTCAACTTGGATATGAAAATATATTTCGCTATCCTTGTTATTTGCACCCAACATTGGAGACCAGTGGAAATGGAGCATGGTTAATGAACAGACCATATGCACATAAATTATTAAGACTTCATAAACGTGATGGACGTTTAAACATACGTCAAAAAGATTATCCGATGTGCTCAAGGTTTATGAAAACTTATGAATGTGTTGGAAAAGAACAAATTAACGCTGATGGGAATAGAACACATGTGTTTCCATGGTTGCAACCAAATTATGCAATCTTAAAAAATGGAAGAAATTATTCTATACCCATATGGTATGTTACGCCAAGTATGGGCAGATCTCGGTTTAAAGATGCTAGAACTCATCCAATATTTAAAGCTGTAGAAGATGCATGTCTGCTTTGGTGGACAGAAAAAAGAGATCAATACACTTTAGAAGATTTCTTCACTTACGGAAAACACAATGATTTAACATTCAAGTTTAGAGATTTTAGAGAATTGATAATTCCATGATAAAACCGAAATTATTAGATTTACACATAACAGAAAACTGCAACTTAACTTGCGAAAGTTGCTCCGATTTTAATAATCACGGATTTACCTCTATGTTATCATTGGAGGATGGTGAGAGGTGGATGTCTCTCTGGAATAAAAGAATTCAACCAAAAAAATTCATAATTTTGGGTGGAGAACCAACATTACACAAAGATCTAATTCCTTTTCTAAAACTTGCCCGTAATATGTGGCCAGATAGCGAAGTAGTTTTGACATCGAATGGATTCTTTATTCATCAACATGATGGATTAGATAAAGTATTAAAAGAAAATAATATCACTCTTGGTGTTTCATTGCATCATAAGAGCAAAGAGTATGCAAGAAGACTTAGACCAAATATTTTACTCTTAAAAGAGTGGAGAAAATCGGGAGTAAGACTTAATATAACCCCGTATCCAGAAAAATGGGCAAAAATATATCATGGATATGGGGACAATATACTTCCATACGAAGACAATGATCCGGAGTCCAGTTGGAACTGTTGCATCAATAAGGGATGCTATCAATTGAGAAATGGACATATATACAAGTGCCCACCGCTTGCATACTTGCCATTAATGGCAGAATCGTATAGAATATCAGATAAGTGGGATCCTTACCTTAAATACACTCCACTAACATCAGAGTGTAGTGATGAAGAACTGTTTGAGTTTTTCAACAGAAAAAGTGAATCTGTTTGTGCCATGTGCCCAGCAAATATGGAGTTCTATGATGCAGACACACTAAAAAGTCCACTAATGTCCGTTAAAGAAACTAAAGCATATTATGAGTCAAAATCCATTCATTGAAATTGTAGGGAAGTTTGAAGAAAGCGTAGCAGAGTATTTTGGTGCACCATATGCTGTAGCGGTAGATTGTTGTACTCACGCAGTAGAACTCAGTTTACGACATGAAGGTTATAAAGTATTAACCATACCTAAGAGAACGTATGCATCCATACCCATGACAGCGATGAAGATCGGTGCATCATTTACATGGACAGACGAAGAATGGGAAGATTATTACTACATAGGGAATACGAACGTTATAGACGCCGCTACAGTATGGAGAGAGAATAGTTATATTCCAAATACATACATGTGTTTAAGTTTTCAATTTAAAAAGCATCTGTCCCTCGGTAGAGGTGGAATGATCTTATTAGACAATAGAGCGAATTACGAAAGAATTAAAAAAATGTCCTATGATGGTAGAAATATGAACTTTTCTCCATGGGGAAATTATGATATAGATACTATAGGTTATCACTACTATATGACCCCAGAAACCGCTTCATTAGGACTACAAAAACTAGAAGAAGCAAAAAATAAACCAGCAACTATCTGGGATTATACTCTATATCCAGATTTATCAAAGATGAGTGTATTTAAAGGAAAGGTATGAAATCACAAGACACGTTAATAGAGTGGGATAATCGTACCCTAAATTACGACACTTCAAGATTTAATTTTAGGGAGTGGATAATTTCTGCAATTCAGGAAGTAAAACCTGAAGTGACAGAATTGGAAACAATGCATAAGATTGTTTCTCCTGAAGAACTCCAAAAAATAAAAGATCATTTCCATAGTGCATGTTTACGAACAGAGTTCATGGAAATGATAGATGCTTTTATGGCAGAATACATTCCTGAGAGAATTTGCAATAAAGAATACTTGGTTCAAAGGTATCCAACTCTTAGAATTATTGAACCAAATCAAGCAAAAAAGTCTAGGAGATTGCAATTACACAAAGGTGTTTGGGCTGGCAATGGAGAAGGTCTAAGAACTGTTTGGATGCCATTTACGAAAGCATGGGATACTAATACATTGCAGATTCTTCCTTTAGATATCTCACATCAACTCTCAAAGGAATGTCTTGACAACTGTTGGTCACTTGAGGAGTTTGAGGATGAGTGTTGGAAGCATTCTTTTGCCGTCAATATAGACTACGGTCAAGCACACTTGTTCTCACAGCAACACATTCACGGTAATATCAATAATGAAACTGATATTACTAGAGTTGGTATGGATGTTCGCGTTTTGGTGAAAGGTGAACCATATCTCAGAAGACTTCCTGGAGCATGGTTGAGATTCCCTGGTGATTATAAGTCAGATTTCAAAAAAGATTACTCTGGTAAATATTTTATTACTTATGATGCTTGGACTTCTAACTACACCAGAAATATTCCTTTACCGATGCAAAGACGTGTGATAGATGACTATTGCCAAAAAAACAAAATTAGTTATGCTGATCAAAAAGGTGAAAATGATGAGATGGGTTGGTGTCCAGGATTGCAACATTTCATCAAGCAAAAACCCGAAGGTCTTGTTATGCTGAGTATCTTTGCATTGCCAGATAAAAAAGAATGGAGGGATGACATTCTTAATTTGGCCTTAGAAAATAATGTAGAACTTCATTTTGCTAATGAGTATCTAATAGTAAAGGATAGAAGCGATTTAAAACTAATAGAAGATTATTTAACTTTTTCTCCAGCATAAAGTAAACAAAGAGGACACCAAAATGAAAAATCTTTATATTTTAGAATTAAGTGAAATCTTCGATAAAGAAGTTAGACTTCCATATAGCACTGGTGTAATATGGTCATATTGCAAACAGAATGAAGTCATAAAAAATAACTACAATCTAAAAGAATGGTTTTATCGTAAAGAATCTCCAGCAAACATTATTGAGCAAATTGTAGATCCAGACGTAATGATAGTTTCATCATTTGTCTGGAACTGGGAATTCAATAAAAAAATTGCAAGGGAAGTTAAGAAAGTATATCCAAACTGTATTACGATTTTTGGTGGACCCATGGTTCCAACTCCTGAGATGTTTAAATCTGAAGGAGTTCATCCATATTGGGAATGTACTATGGATAATTGGTTTGATGATTATCCATACATTGACATTGTATGCCATGGAGAAGGAGAACTAACCATAGAAGAAATTTTATTAGAATGTTTGAAAGATAATCAATTTAGTAAAATTAAAGGTTGCACTACAAAAAACCATTCTTGTATGTTGAGGGAAAGGATCAGTAACATTGATTCTATGCCTTCACCTTATTTGGATGGTACTTTTGATGAGTTCATAGAAAAATATGCAAAAAGAGAAGATTTTGATTTTGAACTAACTGCTACTTTTGAGTTGGTTAGAGGATGTCCATATTCATGCACATTTTGCGAAACTGGAAATAAGTACTATAGTAAATTAGAAAAACAAACAATAGATAAAGTAAAGAAAGAAATCGATTGGGTTGTAAAGCATAAGATTGAATACATTTACGAAACTAATTCAAACTTTGGATTATATTATGAAGCAGACATGGAGATTGCAAAATATCTTGTAGAATGTAACAAACAATACGGTTACCCTAAGAGATATCGTGTTGACTGGGCAAAATCAAGAGCAGATAAATGTTTGGAAATTGCCAAAGTTCTCAATGAGGTAGAATTGTACAAGGGAGTTACTATTGCTCTCCAGTCTTTAGATAAAACTACCACAAAATACGTCAAGAGAAAAAACATTGACGATGGAGATTTAAAGAAAACCTTAGACATTTATAATGAGGCAAGTATTCAACCATATATCGATTTAATTTTAGGTCTTCCAGGGGAAACCAAAGATACTTTCATTAATGGTCTTTATGATTTAATGAATTATGGACATCATGGGTATGTCTCAGCGAATCCATTGGAAGTTCTACCAAACACACCATTTAGTGATAAAAATTATATTGAATTGCATGACTTGAAGATCATAGAAACGATGCCACAGACGTTTCATTTCAAGATTGATCCTGAAACAATGATCAAAACCAAAGTGGTGGTCAGTACAAAATATATGCCTTATGAAGATTATGTGACATCATCTTTATATCGATGGTTACTGTTATCTTGTCATTTCCTGGGACCAACGCAGTTTATTGCAAGATATTTTAATGATTACAAAAATTATTATGATGGATTGTATGAATGGATTAGAAATAATCCAGACACACTTTTAGGAAAGGAGTTGAGTAGAACAGAGTACAATCTTAGGAAAACGTTGACAGACAATACTCATCCTTGGGGAAGAATAATTCCAGAAGTCTGTGAGTATGCATGGGAATACGAAGAGGCCACGAACTACTACATCTCTAAGAATAGAGAGCAGTTCTACAGCGAATTAATGGACTACAGAAAAGTCCCAGATCAAGTTTTGAAGTATCAAATTGACAATGTAGTTGATCCTGAGGTAGAATATGATGGGGATTATTACTCTTGGATGAAAAAATGCCTATGGTGGGGAAGAAAAAACTCTGCCTTCTTGAAGACAATGCACTTGAATTTGGAAGTTAATGACCAGTAGTAATGAGTGGGGAAAATTAAAAAAGGTAATCGTTGGTGTCGCTGATCATGCAGTGATTCCACCAATGGATAGATCCATGCGATATATCAATTATGCTGACCGTGAGGACGTTACAAGCGTCCCCAATGGGGCATATCCACAACAGGTGATAGAAGAAGCAAATGAAGATTTAGAGACCTTGTGCGAGTTCCTACGTGGGGAAGGTGTGGAAGTTTTAAGACCAAAGAGAGAACCTACAAAGTTTTATAACTATTGCCCAAGAGATTGCATTTTTATTCATGATGACTTAGCATTGGCAACACCAATGCCACTACAAGCAAGAAAAGATAATTGGAGATCAATTGAGCATCATATCAAAGTAAAAACAGCATTTTATGCAAAGTGCACTTATGATGATCAACTATACAATGAAGAATGTATTGGAAATAAGGACATTCTTGCATTGTCCGAACACTCTCCTGCATTTGATGCTGCAAATGTAATTAGAGCGAACAACGATTTGCTCTATCTTGTATCAAATAGTGGTAATGTTAAGGGTGCAGAACTTCTTCAATCAATGGTAAAACCCGATGTAAAGGTACATCTATTGAGGGACGTTTATAGTTACATGCACATTGATAGTACAGTAGCATTTTTACGTGAAGGATTGTTGATGGTAAACCCAAGTAGAGTGAAGAAAAAGGAAGACTTACCAGAACCATTTTGCCATTGGGATATTATCTACTGTAATGAACCAGAAGACCAAGGATATTTTGGTGAGCATAATTATGCATCTCCATGGGTATGGAACATGAATCTTTTAAGTGTCAATGAAAATTTAGTAATCCTGGAAGAGCACCAAAATACTACAAGGAAACTACTAGAGTCATGGGGAATAGAATGTGCTATGCTACCTATGAGACACGGCAGAACCCTTGCTGGTGGATTTCATTGTGTAACTTTAGACTTGGATAGAGAATGAAATACATATACTCAAGAAAGCATCCAGAAGATCTTTTACATATCGTCAATCGTGTTGAAGACATTGATGGTAGAAGTGATCTTACTCCACCAGATAAATTTCTACAAGTTGCCACATTTAATTTTGACCCTGATGTAAAAATAAGAGCACATCAGCATAGATGGAGAGAACCACCCAAGACTCAAGTCATTGCACAAGAGTCCTGGGTGGTTATAAAGGGTAGTATTAAAGTATTTTTATATGATACTGATGGATCTCTATTAGTTGAAGAGATCATATCTGACGGAGATTGTACCGTAACTTTTGATGGTGGTCATAAATTTGACGTATTGGAAGAAAATACTATCATATATGAATTTAAAACTGGGCCTTATCTTGGAAGAGAAATGGATAAATTTTACTATTAACCTTGTTTAAAAGCGTGTGAAAAGCACCAACCAGTCAAAATATATTTGAGACTATCTTTTGGTGGATATCCTCTATGTACATAAGTCCAAGTTGCAGGAAACCACAAAACCCTACCCGCCCTTGGTCTCACCCTTGTTCCATCACAAAATTCTGTATACCCATCAATATCTACATCATTTAAGTAAAATATGAATGTAAACATCCTTGATCCAAGTAGATCATAAGTCATAAAATCTTGATGCCATGTATACCCACCACCAGGTTTATATCTTTGTATTTGATATCCCTGATCAGAATAAGCGGCCGGCCTCAAATCATTAAGGTTAAAGATGCCAATCATAAATTTTTCTAGGTAACTGACATATTGTTCCCTGGAATCAGAAACAATTTCAAAAACTTTTTGATCTTCATCATGCCAGTGTTCAAAACTACTAATTCTAAGATCTGTTGTATTTTTTACATGTTCTTTGAGTCCACCAGCGGTAACACCTCTATATTGATTTTCAACATCTGACTCAAATTTAGATATTAAATGTGAGCAAAAATCTTTATCCATTACATCATCTTTAACGTAGATGAAGTCTCCCATCGAATCAATTCTATTCATAACTTTTTAATCGATTTTCCAGTTTTATTGCAATTATCTAAAGGATTCTCATCAACATAGTGAATATATTTTTCATTAGCATCTTTTTCTAAGATTTCACCAACCCTATCACTATAGTAACAAATTGGAATATTTAAATGTAAAGACTGTAAATATTTTTCTTTGTATAAGTATAGCAACTCATAACTTAAATATGTAGCATCTGGAATGCCATCCAGTTGTTGCATAAACTCTGGTAATGTGTGCTCACCCCTAAGTCTAGACTGTTGATTGTATAGAATATTTTGATCTCTTCCTATAACAGCGATTTGAACATTGATACCACATTCTTCTGCTGCTTGTTTGAATTCTAAAATATTTGGTGCCCACTTTTTCTTCTTGATTCCAAGTGGTACACTAATACTAGTAAAATAAAATTCGGACTGTTTCCAATTAAACTCACTTAGTCTTGATGGATCTTTCCAGTATTCACAAAATGGTTCTGCGAACCTATGTGCTTCCCAATAATTATCAAGTAAAGACTTCCAACCATACACCTTTGGATGTAGAGAGAGAATTTTCGACCAAAGATGGTTTCCTGATCCCTGAGGACCAGTCAGAATTAACATATTACGCATACTAAAAGATGGTACCAATCCAAGCGTTGTAGTATTTAGATTCTATTATAACATGGATGTCAAGTCAATTTTCTATGAGATTCTACAATCTTTGATAACCTACTTATCCATGATCTATACATTCTCCTGATTAGATCATCATCATAATCATCAAATTCAAGAATATCATATAGTCTCTCTATATTATCTGCTGTATCATCTTCACTCAAAAACCAATTGACATCCCAAATAAAAGATATCCTATTTTCATAAAAGTCTATGAAGGAATCACAAAACTTATGATATTTTTTATTTTTTACACATGACAAGATTTGTTCATAACTGGTAGAATACTTTTCTATGAAGTACTTTTGTCGTTCTTTTGAAATCGATTGATACTCTTCGATCGTTAATTCATTCAACTCTTCATCCATAGGAAAATCAATATACGGATGATATGTATTTCCAGAATTGCATTTTTCGAATCTATAATTACATGTTCTACTAACAGAATTAAAAAAATAATGCCTTAATGCAGTAAATATAGTTGGATTTTTAAAACAAATACTAAAACAGTTTGTTTTTGTTGAAATTTTATTCAGTAATTCTATTATACTTTTTTCTCTGTATTCAACCGATGGTTCTTTTTCTTTTGGAAGATTGAGGTCTTCTGGAATAAATGTTGGATAGTGATGTTTATAAATGTAATAACTTGAATCGGTTAAACCAGATAGACGAAGACCACTATGTTTATCATTATTATAGAGAAACCCAGACCACATGGTTAAATCAGACCATCTTTTTCTATCAGGATCAAGTTTTTCAAAATAATAATTTATTTTCTGGTCTTTACCTTGAATCTTACCATTTCCAATTTTAACTTTATCGCTCATTGTTAAAGCAGCGATCAAAAAATTACCACCATCTCCAGAAAAATGACTAACGATTATAGAATTTTTCTTCATACTAAAAGATGGTATCAATCCAAGAATTGTAATATTTAGATATCATTGTGGCATCAAATCCGGAAATATGAAAGTAATCATATAGTTCCTCTACTTTCTTTACTGTAGTGCCTTCAGAAAGATACCAAGAAGAGTCCCACATAAAGTCATATCCTTCGTTAATATTTTTTATGGGACTCAAATTCAATTTATCTTTTATTCTGAAGTACTTATGATCACCATCTATCATATTATTTCTAGCATCTTTAAAAACATTTTCATTTTTAAAGACAATATATTTGCAATTACCCCAACAATTTCTTAATTTCTGTATATACTCATCTTCATGAGTAGATATGAAAATATATTTGCCGTTGTCTATACACTTAGATATATGTTCAGGGTAGTTATAATTTATTATATCTTCCTCACTCCTAAAAAAGAAATCGTGGTCTGAAATTCCCCAAAAGGTTTTGTCTATTAAGTCCAACTCATCCCATATTTTAGTATCTCTACACTTCTTCAAACGCGCTAAAAGATACTTTAATTTTTTTTCTGTTGGAAATTTATCCAAGAGTTGAAGTTTTGTTATCCTCGGGCATAAAAATGTAGCATCATTGGATAATCCCAAGCAATTGATCAAAAATCTACCACCGCCTCCAAAATCATATTTTACTACTATGATTTTATCATACTTGAAGTTCATTCCATAATGCCTCATTAAATGCAGTTATTTTATCTAAATTTGCATTCCCATTATTAATATATTCTTTCCACTTAGACACAGAGAGACTTAATGTTCCAACCCAACGTTGATACATTTCTCTGATCAAAACATCATCATAATCATCAAATCCAAGAGTATCATATATTTTCTTTATATTATTAGCAGTATCATCTTCAGACAAATACCAATTAGCATCCCACAAAAAAGAGGTATTATTCAAAAATAAATCATGATATTCATCAAGTCTATTATAATTTTTGTTGAACAATGAGAGAACTTTATCATAACTCATTGAATATTTTCTTTCAATCTCTTCTCTCTTATCCTTAGAAAATTGTTGATATTCTTCTATTGTAACTGAATTTAATTCTTCATATACGTCTACGTTCTCACAATCAAAGTGTTTAGGACCCTTTTCAAAAATGAAAGGAAACTTATTGCATGTCATACTAAATCCTTTAATGAAATAGTGTCTTAATGCAGTAAATATTGAAGGGTTTACAAATAATATACTAAAGCAATTTGTTTTTGTTGAAACATTTCTGAATAATTTTGCAGTAGATTCAAGAATGATATTCATATCATGAATCTTATCTGAAGGAATATCAGGATTGAGTAAACTCCACACTGGATAATGTTGCTTACAAATATAATGCTTTGAATCTTGAAATCCACGCAACCTACTAACTTTACCTTCAGAAAATTCTTTCAATGTAGTAAAATCTGTTCTCATATTTCCACCAGTAGAGTAAAAATTGGATGAGAACATGTTTACATCTGTGCAAGAATTTCCATTATTAAGTTGCGTACCTTTAAAAAAATGTTTAACTCTTTGCTGCTTATTACTCAAACGTGGGTCTGCGTGACCTACGTACTCACTCATACTTAAAGCATTCACTAAAAAATTGCCACCATCACCAAAAAAGTGTGTGACAATTATGGAGTTCTTTTTCATTTCAAAAACAAGTAAATTAAACCTGGAATGATAATAAAAAATTGTGGAAGGAAGTTCAAAATGATTGAACGCTCCTTCCACTTTATACCGACATACGTCCAACCGGACGCGCCTACTAATTGTAAGATACTATTCCAAGGGGTCAGTCCCAAGACGTGAAATACCATCGCGATTAGTATTACACAAGCACTGACCCACTTGACGATTACTGTTTTATCTCTTCTTTTCCTATTCAATTCACGAGAGTACATAATAACGTATTATTTATCACATAGCGGGAACAGCAGTATTCTGATTGCTGATCTCAAGAAGGTCTGCACGCATTTGCTCAACCATTGCTAGAATACGATCCTGAAGATCAGAAGCGCCTTCTACTAGTTGCTCAAGTTTCCAACCACCGATGTTGGAGTGGAATCCTTCGTCCTTAGCGATTGCTGCATAGCGAGTAGCGATGAACTGATCCTCTACACACTCTGCCATCTCTGACCAGACTGCTTCTGCGCGACCTTCTGCGACGAGTTGGTATGCAGCGAGAGCAGCAGGATCAGAAGATGCCTCATACTTTTCAAGGAGAGATGCACCCTTTGCCTGAGGAGCAGCAGCTTCAGCAGCAAATGCTGCCTCTACATCTACCTCTTCTCCAGAGATATGCTCGATGACTTCCTTAACCATGCGGAAGTGCTTTGCTTCATCTTGTGCTTGCTTGGTGAGTAGTTCCAACTCAGTTACATCCATGGATGCAGGAGCAGCAGCGATCTCAGCAGAGATTGCTCTCATGTTTGCTGCCTCGTTTACCATGCGTCCACGAAAGTGCTCTACCATGTGTTCTTGGCTTGGGTTGGAAGCAAAGAAACGGCGAACATTATCACGGGACTGGGCAAAGAGTTCAGCATTACCCTCTCTAATTTTTGCTACGAATTCTTTTCCAGTTAACATTGTTTTTGTCACCTCTTTTGGCGTAAATTCCTAGTTATTTAGTCAGTTGATCAATGTAACAAGGATATCTGATTTGATATCCTTGACTGTAATTCGTTGACCAAAATTATCAAATACCCAGTCAGATGTGAAATAATTCCAAGTGCAACCCATTTTTCTACCGAATTCCAAAATTTCAGCATTCTGTTGGATGATCTCTGCCATCATTATAGAACTATTCTGGTAGTAACTGTAGTCTGGGTATTGAATTCCAAACCCGCCCGCCTCGTGCCACCAGGCATAACTACTCATCTCTGGTCGGTATACCATCATAATCCAGTCGTCAGGAAAGAACTCAGAGATTGAATTCAAATGATATGCCCACTCATGACTTTTTACAATTTTACATCCAGCATC